AATGAGGATCGTCAATAATCAATAAATCCGCACCACGTCCTGTTACGGCTCCGCCTACACCTGCGGCGAAATACTCGCCACCTTTATTGGTTTCCCAACGACCCGCAGATTTGTTGTCGGCTTGCAGTTTGACTTGGGGAAATATTTTTTTGTAATCGTCTTGATCCATCAAGTTACGCACTTTACGACCAAATCGTACGGCTAGTTCACCCGTATGCGTTGTCTGCATAATTTTCATTTTGGGCTGGAGTCCCATAATATAGGACGGAAAGAAAGTGGATGCGAACTCAGACTTAGTATGTCTAGGTGGCATATTGACAATCAAACGTCGGCACTTGCCTTCGGCGACTTCTTGGAGTTTTTGAGCGAATATTTTATGGTGGCGCCCGCAGATAAACTCAGGCCAGATATGCTCTACGTAATTGATAAAACTACTTTGGCACTCATCTTGTATTTGAAAGCCGTCTAACTTCTCTTTTAACATCAGAGCTTCTTTCAGCTCTGTCTCGGTTAAACTGGATAGATTCATCAAATCATTCTTTGATCATCGTAAAGAGGTTTGTCTACTGGACCGCCTTTAGCGTAACCTAAAAAATTTCTCCAAGTTCCTAAGTCTGGGTTATCAAGCGTTGTTTGCGTATAGCGACCCGTCTGAGGATTGAATTCATATAATCTATATTTATTTTCACCTAACTCTTCAAACCAGTTTGATGTATTTTGACGAGATATATCTTCAGGTGAATATTTAGGCGGTCTAGCGTATCCAATTTCATCAAGGTTTCTAAAATTTTGTTCTTTTAAAAACATGCGTGACAAATTAGGATTGTTGTAACTTAAAGGTATATTAGGTAAGTCTCTTTCGGGTCCAATATAATCACCCATATCAAAAAGTTCTTCGCCTTCAAACTCTTGTATAAATTCATCTAAACCCTCTGGGTTGTCTTCAAAGTCAGGATGATTTTTCAATCTTTTTTTATTTTCTACAGCTATTTTTTTGTTGTAATCAACACCAGCGTCTTTAAAAATAATTTCACGATTTTTTTCCAAGGCTTGTATTTGGTCATCTGCTTTGTCAGCACCTGGTAACTTCGCGCCTTCTGTACTTTGGTACCCTTTGGTATATTCCAATTGTCCCTTTTCTGTTTTTATAAACTCATCAATTTTACGTTTATGAAAATCAACCTCACTTGGGGACATACTTTTTAATTTTTTTGCAAGTTCCCTTACAGGCTTGGTTCCAAATTTAAACATGGCTACATAAGGATTAGAACCTAGTATTAAATCTAGTCCTCCTAGGCCCATTTTTGTAGGGCTACCTTCTTTTAGACCCTCTTCAAAAGTTGCAGCTGGATTTAACATATCTAGGATATTGGAGCCAATCGAAGCAATACCACGTTTGATGGGGCTACGCTCCATACTGATCGGATCCATTTTCAAAGCGCGGGTCAGAGGGGTACCGAAAGCTTTACGCTTTTCGGCTTCGGTTAGGGGTTGGATTGAACCTACGTCGGGTAGTTCAGCCATCTTACATCATCTGCGATAGTTGAGACTGTATAGGATCTTGGCCTTGCATCTGTTCAGCGATCATCATCATTACTTGCTGAATATCTTCTTCGTCTAGTCCCATCTGCATAAGCGCTTGAATAACTTGTTCTTCACTAGCGCCAGATTGGATCATTTCCATAACCATAGTCATAATTTGTCCTATAGCTTGAGCCTCTGGAGCTACGCTTTGTATATCTGATAAGGCTGCGTCAATCTCACTTTCAACAGCGCCACCTTCGGCGAACTTGTCTGTTTTAGCTGCTATATTTTCAACACCTTTTCTGCCTTTGGGTCCAGAGTCATACATAGACTTCAAACCTTTTGGAAGTGCATCGACATCAACTTCGTCGCCTGCGGCAAAGCCTCTACTCATTTGGTCAGAATATCTTTCTTTTTCATTTTCAATCGCTTGCATAATTGGATCAGAAATTTTGTCTCGAAAAGTCTCAGTCCCCGCTCGTATACCTGTTTGTAATTTTGCCAACTCTCTACCTAAAGAATTTTGATTAGGAAAAAACATTTGTTCTTGTTGCATCAAGTTTCTTTCACCAGAGACTCTATCCATACTAGGCCTAGCTCTACTCATCGCCTCTGTAAAGCTGATTTCACCCATACCAAAAAGTTGAGCATCTCTATCGGAAATTGTTCTGCCCATATCGGCTGCTGTCTTTTGTATCATCATCATACGTTGTTCAGCTGGAGACATACCTTGTCTAGCGGCTTGGTCGGCCATCATCATATCTATATTGACTTCTTCACCTTCTGCGAATCCTGGTCGCATCATAGGGAACCGTTCCATAGGCATATCTTGAGGCATAAAATTCATAGGCAAAGAAGGTTCCGCCATCATATTGTTAGGAATTGCAGGACCAAAGAAATTTGGAAAATTTGGAATTGGTTTACGTGACGGCATCCTCTCGGGCATAATTTGCGGTAAACGTCTAGGTCTCCTGCTAGGCATACGCATAGGAGGTGAAACTGAAGTTGGAGGATTAAGATCTGGATCTAAATTTACAAGCGGAAATTCTCCATAACCAGGTAGAAAATCCACACCACCCATAATACCCCCTAACGGATTAGGCATAGGCCTTGGTAATTGTCTACTTATACCAAACATTCTCTCGAACTTGTTTCCCATAGATGTAGGTTCAGAAGACATTGGAGGTTGTACTTGACTCCTAACTTTTTTTATAGCTTTCCTTAAAAATGACATACCCTTTCCTTTTTTTATATTTTATAAAGTTGTTGCAGGCAGTCAAAATGTATAAATTTTTGGAGAAAGCGTGAACAAAGCTTACTACCTGCAACTCCTTGTAAAAATTATATAGGTAAAAGATAGTTTTTAACAAGGAAAAAAATAGATAGTCAAATTACGTTTGATTTAGTATTCATATTATTGTCTATAGTCTACTGTCTATATAGCCTATAAACTTAGGGGTACGAAGTTCCTTATTGGGCGTCGCAGACCCGATTTTCCGACTCCAATAGAGTCCCATATCCCGATATATATCCCGATCTGTAGCTATATATCTGTATATTTACCTGTATATATACCGATTTAAGTCTATTTCTGCCTATTTCTGCGTATATTTAGGCCTATTTACCTGTATTTGCACTCCCCTCTTCCGACATATGTATACCCCTTTTGCTATATTTACCCCCCCACCCCACCAAGATGTATCCCTCTCTCTATTTTTGGGCAAAAAAAAGGGCAAGTCCTCCAAGCTTGCCCTTCACTCTTACGGAGTAGATTTAAACTTCTACCTCATCTGCTTTTAATATCTTAGAAACTTTGGTTTTAGTAAGCTGAAGCTTTAGGTCAAGGTCAAATAAATCTGATGGATTCATATCCATTTCATTAGTCGCAGAACCAGTATACGAATCAACTGCCCAAACTCTTTGATTACCTAGCCAACAATCGTAAGGGTACATTGCATTTACTTCTGCGTCGGCAATCGTATTAGCTTCAACAATAACCTCTACCTCTATTGGTAGCATACCTCTAAGGGTTACTCTGTACTGGCTCATTTGCTCACCTCCTCAAAAAGTGGTTTTTTGCGTTGGGCAACAGCAGTTCCGTCACCCTTCTCATCTATCCATTTAGCAATAGTATTGATAGTAAAAGCCATAGTCATAGCGCAGAGGTAAGCGTTTTCTTTTCCTCCGTAGCTAGTCATATACTCCATAATATCTTCAGTTGTATCAAAGGTATTAAAGAAATTACTCTCTACTATTACTAAAGGTTCTCTCTTCTTACTCATTTGTATTCCTCCCCCTTGCTATTGGTAAAGTCGGTTCTCATATCCTCTAACATTCCATATACCCTGCAAGCATCAATAAGTCCTTCAAACTCTTCCGAGATGACTGACAAACTTGGCGTTCCACACTTGCTAAGTGCGGCGTGTAGTTTGCTCATCGCCTCTGCTAGATCGCCACACCTAGTATCAGCAACCCCAAGGTTGCAAAGGTAGGCTCTAAAGTAGGGATACATTTCTTGATCAGCTACAATCAGTTTGCCGTTGTAAGTCTCAAGTTCTTTTCCGTAATATCTATTCATATTTTTCTCCGTAATTATAGGGTCGCACCTTGCTCCCCCTTGATACGTATTATAGTTCAGGTCTTATACAAATGGTAGATTTTATTTGATTACTTTCTGTAATAAATAGATCCTCGGAGATCTGGATCTGGATCTGGATCTGGATCTGGATCTGGATCTGGATCTGGATCTAGCCAACTGGAGATTGCTCCTGGCTAAACTGTCTATTGTCTATAGGCCTATAACTACAACCTACAATCTAGCGTCTACTGTCTAAGGTCTAACCCGACAACCCGACACCCGACAATCTAAAGTCTATAGTCTAGCCCGACACCCGACACCCGACGCTGTCGCAAGCAATAACGACACCCGACACCCGACACCCGCCCCGCTTTCGTCTGTCAGTTTCTATTTGCTACAGATAAGAAAAGAGAAGAAACAGAGAAAATGCTATTTTTACCCGTGCATCTACCTATTAAAAGAATATATGTAAATTTATTGGTTACAGCTATTGTTATTTTGATTTTACAGATAGTAGAAAATAGTCTATAATTCACCTATTGTTTAACTAATACGGAGAATAAAACAATGGAAAACAAAACCTGTGCTGAACAAGTACAAGAAAGATATCAATCAAGAGAAGATGACTTTGTAAAAGGGTCTGAATTTTACGATAAATACGAAGAAGCTACAGAGGGCGAACAAATCGCTCTTGAAGTATTCTATGAAGATGTAAGCGGATATGAAGATTTTTTTGATTTCATATTCAGCTACGGTCTTTGCTTTGATTATGTAGAAAGAGGAACTTTTGAAGATCAAGAAAGAGGATATTTCCGCTATCAATTATCTTGGGGCGGTGGTCAAGATGAATTCAGAATATATGTTGACTATGATAAACAGATCACTCATATAGATTATTGGTATTTAGATTGGGGTGACGGGGCATCTATAAGAGTTGATGAAAATTCTATATCTTATCAAGTGTGCGAACAGTTTATGGAATTTCAAACAGAGGTCGCCTAATGATTATTAAAGAAATACAAAAAGATTATAAAAACTTTTACGCGTTTATAACCATTCACCATTCATTGATTGAAGTTAAAGTATTTGATTATGAAGATGATGATTACGAATACAAAAATAAATTTGTTGATTACTCATTAGATGAAGTATGGAAAATAATCAAAAACGGGTGTTCAGCACGTTTAGAACAAAAAAAGCTAGAGGTCGCCTAATGAATACCAAACAAATAGCAATTAGAGACTGTATAGAGTGTGTAAGAGGTAAAAATTCAATCAATGGCAACCCTAGATACATTTTTACTTTTGATGACAATACAACAGTTAAAACAGAAGCAAATGCTGGCTGGGTTTATGGTTTAAAAAGTTGTTCCAGTTATGAGAATAAAAGAATAACTTTCAAATATGTCATTAGAAGAGGTAAAGAAATAATGACTGATTTTATAAAAGATAAGGAACTAAGCCAATGATACAAGCCAAAATATTAATAGCTGACGGAGATATAATCTCCGTCGCTAACACCAAGCAAGAAGCAGAGTCCGACCTACTGTATCAGCTAATGAATTACTTTGATTTTTCTATACATATTAATCCCGACTTTATCCCGACTACCCCGACTAATAACCCGACTAAGGAGAAAAACTAATGTGGGACGTAAACGACGAAAACGAAAATAACCTAGAAAAAAGAGATAAGTTTATTGATGATATCTTTGAGATAGCATTTGGAGACACTATGCTCAAAGCTGAACTCTTAGAAGAACATAACTATCAAGAAGTAACCAATAAGATAATGGAGTTTTCCGACAATGCTCTTAAATGGGAAGAACAAGAAGATATGTTAGAAAGATTTATAAAAACTTTAAACCTTGAAAAGGTTCTGAATCTTCTGGTAGTTAATGAAAGGTTACAAAGATTTATTAAGGAGAAAAACTAATGACTGACTATCTAGTGGTTTATACAACCAAAAACGAATTTTATCAAAATGAAAATGATACTACCGATCACTATGAAGCATTTTTAGACGATAAAGAAGAAGCTGAAAAAAGATATAAAGAAGTCTTAAAAATGGATAATCTATGGAGTGCTTCTCTATGTGTACCTATTCAATCAGATCAATACGAAGCAAGTACAGACTATAAAAGCCAATCTTATAAAATCAATCTAGCTGCTGAAACTTGGGTAGAATTATATTCAAGCTTATCTTCTTTTATTCTTCATTTTTCCGCTTTAGACCCTGTATGGACAGAAGATGAAAACGGAGAAGAAGTTTATACCGAAGATGCTCAAAATAAATTTATGGATATATCTGATCAAGTTGAGGACATACTAAGTTTATTTTTTAAAAAGGAGTCCGACAATGACTGAATACTATGATAAATACATACAAGATTTTACTAAAGAAGAACAAGAGGATTTTCATATCAATTCAGATTTAGCTTGTTGTGATAAATGTGGATTGATTCAGTATTGGGATTGCAATTATGGAGAGATTTACTGCAAAGGTAATGATTTAGAAGAAGATATAACTTGTGGTGAGTATGATGTTCTTTGTTCTAGTTGCTACTATAAAAATAGTAAAAGTATTGCAACAAAAATAGAAATTGCATATTACGTTGCCCTTGAATATTTAGAAGGAGTCCGACAATGAATAAACAAGAAATGATTAATGAAATAAAAGGCATACTTAAAGCCAACGAAGATAATCCTTACTGCTCTGTATTTTGGTTAGCAGATATTATTAAAGAAATAGTAACTAATCCCGATTTAAAGGAGTCCGACAATGAAACGTGATTACAGTTGGCTAGAATTATCTTTAATGCCCCAATGTTGTATATGTTGTGGTAGTAGAAACGTAGATTTACAAAAAGACGTATGCCTAGATTGTGGTTCGGAAGAGGGATTGTGGGCAGATGAACGAACAGATGAGGAATATGATGAACGATAATATAAACCCGACCTATTACCGCAAAGGAATAGAAACGACTGATTATATTGTTTCTCATTCTATGAACTACCTAGAAGGCAATATCATCAAGTATATTACCCGATACAAAGACAAAGGTGGCCTTGAAGATCTAAAAAAAGCTGAGTGGTATCTAACCCGACTCAAGAAAGAATATTTAGACGAAGCAAAAGATTACATACAACAGGAGTACAACAATGAGTAAATTAGATATAGCAGTATGGAACATACAATTCTATAAAGTAGATGAAGAAGGTAACGAACTGCAAAACCCCGACGGAACAGTAAAACTATTTGAATTAAAGATGAATGTTGGTTGTTCTTTTGTTGCAGAATCTTTTGAAGAAGATGAACTAGAGGAGGTAGACAATGAATCTTAAAGACTTAGACAATACCTGGCGAGAGACTTGCCCAGATGAAGCTAATGGATTAGTAAGCAAACGTAAAAAAGGCAACAGGTGGAACAGAATAGTTGAGTCCGCTAAAGCCAGAAATAAACTTAAGGAGAAAAGCTAATGAATAAAATAATTGAAATAACAAAATATAAAATAAGGTATCGAGATACTATGACAACGTATCTTCTTGATGAGACTTTTAATACACAAGAAGAAGCCGAAGATTTTATAGACTTAAATCTAGGCGAAGGCAGTCTTTATGAGGTGGAGAAAAGCTAATGAGTAACAAAAATAAAGAAATTTTGTTAAACAACCATAATGATATTAGTGATGTTTATATGACGAAAGCTAAAAATACAGGTGATGTAGATTTAGATTATTTAATTGAATGTAAAGGTATAACTAAAAAGATATACAACGAAATGCAAGGTAAAGATGTTTACGAAATTGTTTATAGATATGTAGATGATGCATATCCAAGTGCGGGCAGTTGGTGGTTTGAAAACAAACAAGAAAGAGATAAATTTTGGAATGAAGAAAAAGATAAGTATGAGGAGAAAAGCTAATGAACTATGTAATTAGATATACAGACCTCAAACGAACACGCTTACTTACTGATGAATTTGAAGATATTAATAATGCAGAAGCATTTATAGATAGTAATTGGTTCGGTAAAGAGAAAAAGTTTTATACGATTGAGGAGAAAAGCTAATGATTGAGATAATTGATTTACAAGACGACCTTTGGACAGGTGAGATTTTTAAAAGCAAAAAAGAACTTAGAGATTTTCTAGCATCTGATTGTTGTTATAGGAGTGGATATTCTGATAAAGAATATTACAAAGTAAATGCTCATGTAAGTTTAGATGAGTATTGTGAAATGTATGAAATTAAATATGTGGTAAAAACCTAATAACTCCCGACTACTTACTCTCTATGGCCTTAGTACCCGACTTGTTCTCTATCGTAATACCCGACTTAGATCCTAATAAGTCCTGGAGTCTACGCTCAACTTCTTCCCGACTCATTTGATCTATCTTTCCATGCAATACTTCCCGACGATCAACGATAAGTCCCCCGACTTTGAGCAACAGTCCTTGAGCTTGTATAGCCGCGTTAAATGCACCCCGACCCCAAGCGTCATCCCGTAACTTATACAAGTCCTCGACTGCTTTCTCATGCGTTAGCTCAAACTTTTTCTTAGCCTCCGACATCAATCGTTCATACTCCCGACGTACGTGTGAATACTTATTACCTTCTCGCATATACCGACCGATAACGACAGGATTCTTATATCCCGCCTTCTTAGCGGCCTCTGAAAATGATAACTGAGGATCGTTGACTGCGTTCCAGACTAATAACCTTTGTCTCTTGGTCAGTTGTCTTTCATCTACATCCATATACTCTAGAGGCATATCTTCGACATCTTCCTCTAAAGTTTTCTCTACGGTAACACTTTGTCTTATTCTTAAATCTTTTGCAGGCATATTACTCTTACTCCTGGAAATGCTTTACATATATTAACAATTGGTTCCGATTCTAACAAATCGATGTATTCTGGCTCTAAGTTCTTTCTGATGTGTGGTTTTAGTTTTGTCATACTTAATTGTGTTTTGTCAGAGTTTTGTCACACTTATCCTGACAAAACTATCAACCCGACGAAACCCTGTATTTATAAGGTATATTTATTATCTAATATATATATTATTACTATATATAGTACTTTTGTCATACTTATTCTACTAGACCCCCTTATTTTTCTACTATCAGTATCCATACTTTCATACAAAGCCCCATACCCTGACAAAACTGACAAAACCCCTAAAGTGCCTGACAGCTACGTTTCAAGGCCAATAGTTTTGTCATACTAATCGTCATCTGTGACAAAACCCGTTATTTCGGGGTCAAAATACTCGTTTCTCTCTATATCTAGCCCAAAACTCTCCGACAGTAGCCGCGCTATCGAATCAAGGCCCTTTTCAGGTACGCTTGCGTAATTGATGACTTCGCAGATACCGTAAGCGACAATCATCTCTGCCACCATTTCTGGGTCAGCGCCTCTGCGTACAAAGTCTTTGAACAACGAGTCTAGGCGTTCTTTTCCTTCGATATGACTAGGATTACGTTTGTATTTGTTTAGATCTACTATTTTTAAATCAGACATACCGTTAGTATAGCCGATTATTCGATTTCGTCGTAGGCTTCCGATAAGAAGATAGGCTGATCTTTGCCGATATACGCGCAAAGTACGTTAAAATCCATATATTCGATCGCTTCCTCGCTCGTCATACCGTCTCGTTCTACCAATATCTCGACACACTTCTCAACCGAATAAATCAGACGTTCTTCCGATACGACCATATCGTAGGTCTGTCCTATGATTGCTTTGTCGAAACCGTCTGCTTTTAACATATTAATAAGGGTGAGGTACTTCGTTGCTGACTGTACCTCGAGCCATTTGTTTACCTTCTTACGG